TTAGTATCTAGCTTCTTCATATTTTTTCTCCTCTTCTTGATCGTCTCTTACCATCTGCCAATAGTGTTTAGCATCTAGAAATCTTCCTCTAACTTGAGCTGGTGATAGTCTATAATAACCCCAGCTTTTTTGTTTAATTTCAAAGTTATCTTTTTTTAGTTGTTCTTTAATGAACGGAAACAAATATGTTACATGAAATCTTGCTATGTCAGTATCACCATTAGGTCTCTTATAAACAAGCTCAACCATATTATTGTCTTTTGCCAATCGTATCTCATCAAGATGTTCTCCTTCAAAATATTTACTATAGAGATGGATTTTCTTTTTCATTTATTTCTCCTTTATGTGATGGGAACTACTAGGAGAGTGGAGGAAAGAATCGCAGTTCCCATCTAAACTTATGCAGCGTTGCTGAACCAACTGAAGTTAGCAACTTTTCTTTCCCTATCATAGCGAGTATTTATAGAATCACTAGGATAATGTGTACTCCAATGTGTCATGGCTTGGTAAGCACTAAACTTATTGTCACCATATCTCTTAGAATAATTCTTATTGTATTCATCTAAGATATAATTCTTATGCTGTTGATTGACATGACTCTTATCTTTCATGGTAGGTTGTAAACATAAGATATCTGTTTGATAATTAAGATCATCTTGTGATATAGGACAGGCTGTCCAGTTCTCCATGTAGTTAGATACTGTTTGAAACTTATCACCAACATCATATGCTTCTAACTTACTAAGGTTTATATCACCTGATCCTTTGTGTTGATGTCCTAGTCTTACATCCCAGATGGATGATACTAATCCATTAGTACAAATGATTAGATAGAAACCACACATGATTAAGAACCTACGACTACCATTGTAACTGTTCCACATATTAACTTGCAGTCCTATCTCGGTATCTCTGTAAGGTACTTTGTAATCCTCTAACTTTATATTAGCATGAAGTACTGATCCATCAGATGAACTGTTGAATGTATACTTAGCATTGTCTAACTTAAAGTTATCTGCCATGAACTGATACGTATTGTTCCAGGCATCTTGGTGTGTTATAACTCTATAACTATCCTTATGTACATGAACAAAGTCATTGGTATTGTCATTGATTATTTGTTTAAACCCTTCAAGTCTATGACCATGTTGGTTGTAAACCTTTTCTTCCCTGACTGCAAAGTCAAGGTGTGCTGGTAGTGCTGTCATTTATTTCTCCTTAAATCCTACAACAAATTCTTGAAGTTCATCAAGATTTACTTGTAAGTGATTCATACTTTCTTGTGCATAAACTGTATATGAGATCATATCTCTAATGATTTCATTGTGTATAAGTTTAAGATCCTCTAGATCTCTTATCTCTAATGATGTTTGATTTTTATTATCTTTTATTTTAAAGTATGCATTATCAAATCTTTCTTTCAGTAGTTTACTTTGTTGCTGCTTGATTGAACTTTCTTGCATTTATATCTCCTTTAGTTTATTTACTTCTTCTTTAGTTAGTACATCAGTTGCTTCACCTAATTGTATAATTAAGTTTGTCATTTGTTTACGACTTTCCATATTATTATCAGCGTGTTTAAATACTATTTCTGTTAAGTCATTAAGTCCTTTATTTATTTCTTCGATTGATTCTACTAATTGATTAGTAAAATTCATTAATGCTTCTGTGCCTCTTTTATCCATTACCTATCTCCTATTTTATCTTTGTTCATTAACTTAAATTCTATGTGTGAGTAGTCATAGTAGAATTCACCATGTCCATCACATACAGTACATTCATCTGTCTCGTCTGGTCTTGCATCATATGACCACTTTGTTCTTCCTGTTCCTTCACATCTATCACAATGTACAGGTGATGATTCCCATTCTACTTTCATTTATATCTCCTTTTTTGATTTTGATTTAGATTTGTAATCATCTATATCTTTTAGAGCTATAGCTATCTTAGTTAATCTATTACTAAGAAATACTATTCCTACCCATACAGGTGCACCAACTATAGATAATATTAATGTTGGGTTAATACCTAGAAATAACATAAATGCTATAAATCCTCCTCCTAATCCTAAATAAATTAGGACAAACGTCCCAATGTATTCGGCTTTTCCTGTGAACTTTCCAGTCACAAGGTGTTTAAGTATATATCTGAAGATTTTATCCATCATGGATACGCTAATTGTTTTCATTATTCTTCTCCTATTCCTGTTTCATTTATTACTGCAAATGCAAATCCAATAAGGACTAAAGATCCTATTGATAATGCTATTATTGATAGTGCAAACATATTTACCTCCATTCGGTATTAGCTGGATACAACCCAGCTCGATAAAAAAAATACTGATGCCAGGCAATGCCCAGCACCAGCTTGTTAATGTTTATGTTAGTATCCAAATGCTTCTGCAGATACTCTTTTGACATCTGCAATTTCTAAGGGTGTCATATCTTTTAAAGTCCTGACATTTCCCTGTGAATACTTAACAATCTTCCTCTTACTTGGATGCTCCTCTGCAATTTGTTCATACAATTTTGCAGCTGCTTGTTCGATAGCTTTGTACTTATCATACATTGCTCTCCAAGTCTGACCTTGTTCTATTCCATAGTTATGATTCTGTTCTGCAATTTCTTGACCAGTTTCAGATTCACCTTGCATATTTGAATCATCATATTTCTTTTTATAATGATCTGAATTTGCTTCCATTGTCTTTGTTGATTTCCATGCTGAACTCCATATTTGCCACAGCAATAACTGACTATAAGCTCTGTCAATCTTTGATGTTTCATCTACAAAACATCCTATGACTTGGAAGAAATCCTGATTAGCTACCTGTTTGATAGCTTGGATATCATCTTGTGAAGTATCTAAATGTTTTGGCTTTTTGGTATATGTTGTCATATTATTTCTCTCCTTGTATTATGTTAATATAGTCTTGTTCATCTACGACATTGGCATCAGTCCATAATGTCGCAGCTAGTAGATCAGCCTCATCTGATCTGCCTTCCTTACGCAAGTCGATCATTTCTTGTACTTTATTATCAACTGCTTCTTGCAAAGATTTAATGTTATACATTGTTATTCTCCTTCTCTTTTAATTGACGCTTAGCGTCTTTCCTCTCCTCTACATATATTGTAATTCCAATAGCTATTATTGATATTACAACAATTGTCGGTATTACTAATTTCCAAATCATTTCTGTATTCATTTAGTGTTCCTTTCTGGATCAGAAGCGTGAAGTTGTTCTAACCATTTTACTACATAATCATAGCCTCTTAGAAAAGCTTGTGCTTCAGTCATATCTGTGACTGGACAATTTTCATTATCTAATTCTTCGATTATTGCCTCTCTGTTCGCTAAATCTTTCTTCAATTGTTCTATTATATTATTCATTGTTAACTCCTTTCTTGAGTTTCATCTCAACTACCATAGTCTCTAGTCCAGTCTTAGGAGCGAAGCGAGTTACCCGAAGGGCGTAAGTGAGCGTATCAGAACGAAGTTCAGCGAACTGTAGGACTTGTACTACTATGGTAATCACACCTACATATGCTCGTAAGAGCAAATAACAAGTGTGTTGTGAGGAAGCTCGAGAGAGAGAGAAAGTACCTTCCTATCCAATACTTCCAAACGCTTTAGCGTTTGAATAATACAAGTGTATTGCATTGGAACTGGGTACTCGACCGATCGCATTCTTAATGCGTGAGGGAGCTCTTTATCATCTATTAATTACACAAGCTTGTCTTGTTTGAGTATATCCTTGCCCAAAGGGTAGGATATTCACAACCATAAGGTAATTATTCATGTGTCTACATGATTAAGCTTTAGCTTATAAACTATTATATGCGCCAGATGGATCAATGGAGAATGGAACAACGACTACTGGGGAGTGGTTGGCCCTATGCCAACTTCCATTTGTAATGCAAGACATCATGCATGATAATGGTTTACACTTGTACAATGTTTCTACGCTTGAGGGTTTCCATTGTAGATGTCGCCAAGCTCCGACTTGGTGGCATTTGGCACTTGCCAAATCAAATCGTAATGGAAGCCATCATGCGTCATAATGGTTTACACTCTAGTTTGTTCTTGACATAACCTTTTATATTCTTACTACTATCGTTATGCCTCGATCCATGATCTCACCGAAAGACAAGCTTACCTATAAGCAAAGGACTTTAGTTGACACACTCGTAACCACTGGTTGTACCATAACCGAAGCCTCACAAAAGGCTGGATATGCAAAGGGCGAATCAGGTAGGGTTATAGCCTCAAGGACGCTACGTCTCCCAAAGGTACAAAACTATATGATGAATCAAATAAGTAGTACGATTGGGATGGGAGCTATCCAAGCATCACACCAACTCGTGCACCTTGTGAACAATGCGAAGAGTGATTATGTAAGGTTGGAAGCAAGTAAGGATGTCCTTGATAGGATGGGGTTGAGAGCACCAGAGAAGGTCTCTCATCAGGTGGGCGGAGAACTCTCCATCAAGATAGATCTCGATTAGAGGAGTGGGGGGTTAGAAAACAGCATAGCTGTAAGGAGAAAAGGTCTTATACACACAACAGAGCTAAAAAAAGGCTCGTATAAGATTGTGTTGTAAAAATATTTTTATTTAGTAAAGTACGAATTATGGTTAAAGCAAATAAATCTATGTTACCTGGTGCAGCTGGTAGCGTAAGAAATCAAAAATTAACTGCAAAGTTTAAAGCTATTGCTTTGAATACAGCGACTACACAATTTAATAATGTATATAATACTCTTTCATTGGCTGATAAATCTTCTATGGAAAAGAAAGGTATGAATAAAATGGCACTTCAAGAAGCATATCTTACGCAAGAAGGTGTATTAGGTCATAAGCAATTTATAAGAGGTTATGTAGGTAAAGATAATTTTATATCTTTTAATAGTAATGCAAAAGAAATGGATAAAGCTTTTCTAAAAAATAGAAATGAAAAGTTAATAAATTCTATAAAAAAAAATATTAAATCTTTCTTTAAAGGATTTAAAAAAGAGTAGGGTACAAATTATGGTAACAGCAAATAAAAAACCACAGAGTCTATTTAAAATAAGTATTCTTACAGATGGTGCAAGATCTAGAGCAAGAGAAACAGCAAATAAAAATATTAATAGATACAAAGCTGTTGCTTTAAATAAAGCTAACACTAAATTTAATTCAGTCTATAATAGTCTTTCATCTCAAGAAAAATCTTCTATGGAAAAGAAGGGTATGAAGCGTGAAGATATTAAAGATGCTTATCTTACAGAAACAGGAGTTTTAGGTTTTAAACAGTTTTTTAGAGGGTTTATGGATAATAAATCAATGATAACTTATAATAAAGGTGCATCAGAGTTTGCCGAAAAATTACAACCTAAATTAATACAAAGTATTAGATCTTTTATTATTAAAGGATTTAAAGCTGGAGGTAAAGCTATTGCTTTGGATGATAATCTCTGATCTTAAAAAGAAATAGTGTCTGATCCTCGTATCAAGAGAGCTGGAGTTAAAGCCTTTAATGTAGCCAAGCGTACGCCTGGTCATAAAACTAAATCCCATGTTGTAGTTGCTAAAGAAGGTGATAAGGTTAAGACTATACGCTTTGGTCAGCAAGGTAAGACAGGAGATAGAACTATGACAAAGAGAGCTAAGTCTTTTAAGGCAAGGCACGGAAAGAATATAAAGAAAGGAAAGATGTCCGCAGCATTCTGGGCAAACAAAGTTAAATGGTAATGACAGATATAGAGAAAGAACTTAAAAAAGAAATTAGAGACTTAAAGAAACAATTAGAGGAAGCATCCTTACATAATAAGTTTCTTACTGATAGATTAGAAGCATGGGCAGATAAGAATTTTAGGTTGCGTTCAGGCTTATTAAATTTAACAATAGACGATAAAATAGAAAGGAGAATGTAATGTATGGAATGAAAATGAAACCAATTAAGAAGAAGCCTATTAAAAAAGAAGTAAAGAAATCAGGTAAAAAAGTAATGGCTTATGGAAAAAAAAAGTAAAGTAAACGAAGCTGGTAACTATACTAAACCAACTATGAGAAAGAGTTTGTTTAATAGAATAAAGTCTGGAACTAAAGGTGGTAATGCTGGTCAATGGTCAGCAAGAAAAGCACAGTTACTAGCATCAGAATATAAAAAGAAAGGTGGAGGTTATAAGTAATGGCAAAAGGTGTAAAACATTTTTTTAAGAATGGTACTGAACACAAAGGAACAATCCATAAAATGCCTAATGGAACTACGCATAGTGGTAAAACACATGGTGCAAGTAGTAAACCAGTAGTTCATTTTAAAGATCTTAGTGTAAGTGCTAAAAAAAAATCTAAAGGTTAATGGTTCTAGCAAAATCGCAGAGGAGTCTAAAGTCGTGGACAAAGCAGAAGTGGCAGACCAAGTCTGGAAAGCCTTCTTCCAAGACAGGAGAAAGGTATCTACCAAAGAAAGCGATAGAAAGTCTGACAGCGTCAGAGTATGCAGCAACAACAAAAGCAAAGAGGAAGGGAACTAAAGCTGGTAAACAGTTTGTTAAACAACCTAAAGGTATATCAGCTAAAGTTAAAAAATTTAGATGACACAACTATATCAACAAGATGGAATCTCTAGTAAAGATAGATTGAGATTAAGATCCATTGTTAAGAGAGAACATTTTAAACACTACCCAAAACATTTAATTACAGATAGAGAAGCTGATATGTTTATAGAATCTTTATTACCAGAAACTGTATCTAATCTAATTAAAAAAAGTGTTGATGTTTATGGTAATTGACAGAGTTTAATTATAAAGCACCAGGCAAAGTTGTTAAAGAATTTCTTAAAGATGATTCATTCTTTAGAGGACTTCGTGGTCCAGTAGGATCAGGGAAATCTGTATCATGTTGTGTTGAAATATTTAGAAGAGCTTTAAAGCAAGAAAAAAGTCCTGATGGTAAACGTAAGTCAAGATGGGCAGTTATAAGAAATACTAATCCTCAACTTAAAACTACTACTATTAAAACATGGCTGGACTGGTTTCCTGAAACTACTTTTGGTAATTTTTTATATTCAGTACCATTTACACATAAGATTCATTTTGGTGATGTAGAATTAGAAGTTATGTTTTTAGCTTTAGATAGACCAGAAGATGTTAAGAAATTATTATCATTAGAATTAACTGGAGTATGGATTAATGAAGCAAGAGAAATACCTAAGTCTATTGTAGATGCTTGTACTATGAGAGTAGGTAGATTCCCTTCTATGAAAGATGGTGGACCAAGTTGGTATGGTGTTATAGCAGATACTAATGCACCTGATGAAGATCATTGGTGGTCAATTATGTCTGGTGAAGTACCAGCACCTGACCATATGTCTGAAGAAGAATCATTAATGTTATTAAAACCTGATAACTGGAAGTTCTTTATACAGCCACAAGGTATGTTAGAAGTTAAAGTCAATGATAAGATTAAAGCATATGAACTTAATAAGGATGCAGAAAACATCCAAAATGTCACACCCCAATATTATAGTAATATTATACGTGGTAAGTCTAAATCATGGATTGATGTCTATGTTTTGAATAGACTTGGTACTATAGAAGATGGTAAAGTAATATACCCTTCATTTAGAGAAGATGTACATATAGCTGATGAAGATATTCCTTTTGCTCCTGTTACTGTTCATATTGGACTTGACTTTGGACTTACACCTTCAGCCGTTTTTGGACAAAAACTTCCAGATGGAAGATGGATTATCTTGCACGAGCTTGTGTGTTTCGATATAGGAACAGTTAAGTTTGGTGAATTACTTAAACACGATATAATAAAACATTGTAGTCAAAATGATTTAAAGATA